CTAGATCCTGATACAGTCCCACACAGACGACCATACCCTGATCGTTGTTCTCGATGACCGTGTATGCCTCGTTATACAGAGTCGCATACTTATAAATGATATTAGGGAAGAGTATTGGGGATATTTTATTGTTGCGATACACACAGACCTGTTTAAACGGTTGTTGAGTAACATCGATAATATTAAATGTGGAATAATCTTGGCCACGCCCTTGACAGACATCGACGGTCATGATATACTGGTGATTCTCTTTAGTCTCTTCATAAACTAAAAGATCTCCACCTTCTAATCTTCGCAGTGGTTCACGCGCCCGTAGGTCTAAAAGCACCTGACCTTCAATCAGCGTATTACCCGTGCCAAAAAAAGTGTTGCCAAATTCTTGATCAAACTGTAAACTAGAAGTGTTTGCGATCGTCTGTTCTTTCCACTTTTCATCTCGGCCAGGAACATCCCACCAGTCTACACGGAACGGTTTGTATTCGTTCACGCCCTGTACCGCACCTTCCCATATCTTATGATAGGTATTACCGATACCGTTCGCAGTGCTTGTTATGATAACTTTTGTGTCTTTACCGGAAGAGATTACCGGATAGGTTGAGGTGTAGAACTCTGCCGCGTTTTCTACGAACGCAAACTCATCTAGGAACAGTAAGTTGACCGACATACCACGAATAGATGAACCAGATGTCGCCGCGGCGATGATGCGAGAGTTGTTAGAAAATTCTAGTGACCCTTTGTTCAGCGCCTTACATCCAGGCTGTAGGAAGAATGGAAGATTCTCCAACATGAGCGTGACACGCGCCAACATCTCACGGGCAGTCATACCTTTGTTCGCAAGGATTGCAATAGTCTTCTCTGGGTGAAAGAGTGCGTACCACAGAAGATACCCGACCGAACTAATCGACTTACCGGACTGACGACATGCCAATACGATGTTAAATCGGTGGTCGTTAAAGTGTTTAAACATCTCCTCCTGATACGGATAGAGTTTGAACGGCACCAGACCTTTATCAAGATGTACGACTTTCACATACTTGCGACAGAAGTATGCGGGGTCTTTCATGCATTTTTTATACTCGCGCAGTTTCTTGGCGTCCCACTCTTCTGCGACACCATCTTTCTTAACTAACGGATTACCTAGATATGAATTCTTTGTATAACTACTCATCTTCGTCTTGGTCTATGACTTTCTCATCACCCATCAGCATACGCTGCAATTCTGTAGTAGACCCGACAAATAGATTATTATTAGTAGTTGTTTCGGCAGGTTTGTCTTCTTTTTGAAGTTCTTTCTGTTTCTTGTTGAGATCCATCAACTTGTCGTTGACATCTGCGATCCCTTTGATCATGTTGGATAGCACTTCAAACGCACGTGGGTGCTCTGACTCACGCGCCACCTCAATCATAAGATCCAGTGACTCACGGCCCTTCTCAATTAGATCGTAATAGGTGTCACGAGAGTACTCATAGTCTTGCTCGTGTACGAAGTTCTTTTTCTGGTCTTCGTTAAACACTGCTGGTGGTTTGCGACGATCTGGCATCATGTCTCACTCGTGAAATCATTATCATTTATCAAAACTGAGAATCCATAATCACTGTCCGGACTCACATCAATTGGGCTTGGAGTCACCTGAACATTTTCAACAAAACTTGTTCTATCATCATTATCTATAAGATTTAGATTGGTGTTTACTTCACGAACAATCGGAGCATCATTCTCTGGTCCGTAGAAGTTCACACGCATATCAAATGTCATATTGTATATAATAGTACGACGTTGCTCTACTGGACCCTCAAAGTCATCTTGGAAGTCAATACTTGTTAGTGAAATAGGAATATCTTCTTTGATGTCCGGTTGATCAGAAAAAGGTTTAACTGATAATGTATACTGTGGAGCAAAGTAAGGTAGGATTTGTTCTACCACCTGAAGTGCATCATCCTGAGATCGTGCGTAAACGCTTAACTGAAATGACAACGTATACGGTACTCCGACGTAATACTTGTCTGCTCGGTAATTATCATCCGCAACGGTAAAATAATTGAGTTTAGGCAACTGTCTCTGTGCGTCATATGCAATAGACACAATCTCAAACGACATCCGTGGGAGCTTTAACGCAACCCTACGCTCCGCACTCTCGCCCTGCGACATCTCTTCTAGTCGCTCAATAAACGATCTTGCTGGAGCATACGATAGAGGAACTTTTACCTGCGATAATACTTTGCCCGCAGAGTTTGTTCTTAAAATATGTATGTCGTCAAACATAGACCCGAACAAGGCCACGCAAGACCTTACTCGTTTATGGTAAAAGTGTCCGCCCATCATTAGAATAGATCTCCAAACGGATTGGATTCACTGAAATCTACAAAGTCGTTCGCCCAATCATCAAACACTTCTTTCTGTCCTAGTCGGTCAATCTCGTTGATGCCTTCTTCTTCTGACACTGGTGTCATAGATGCATTCTCACCAATGACGGGTCTGTCTGTTGCCCACTCGTGATACTTGCCGTCAGTTGCACCTGTGTGCGCAATCTTTAACATACGCGTATCACTATTCCATGTGGTGACTTCACCCTCAAGACGGAAGTCATCAAACTCTTGATAAACATTTTCTCCTGCCAAGTAATAGGATTCATCTCCTTCAACTTTGCCTGGCATCTGAAGTTCGTATTGGAACGCGCCTTCAGCCTCAATGTTGTCAATACTAGGAATGCCTGTATCAAAGTCTTCGTCAGAGAACTCGAACAACTCACACTGCATACGGAAAAGAGGTAGTTGTGACAGTTGATAGAACGGAGACTCTGTGTAGACTCTCTTCACCTCAAACAGTGACTCTGATAAAGGAAGATAGATTACATCGCCCTCGCGTGGGCGGAACTGTGCCTCAGAAAGACGATCACCGATCAATTGTCTCCATCGGCGACGGGCAATGACAAAGGTGGCTTGGTCACGCAACTCAATACCAAACTTGGTAAATAGGTCACCTTCTCCCTCAAACCCCTCTGTGTTCTCAATATAAACTTCCACCTTATATGCGTCAGAGAACTGAGACTGAATGCTGTCCAAAAAGATGTCTTCTCTCTCAACCACTTCACGCGGGAGATAGTAGACATCCTGACCGTAGAACTGAATGGCCTCAATGAGAATGTCCTCATAGAGACTCTGTTCTTGTCTGTTTTTTAAACTGATATATGGATTAGTGGCCATATCTTACCCCATGAAGAACATTGGACCTTCGTCTTCGTCCGTACGAAAACGCTCGATAATTCTCTCAATGTCTGCAAGTGCGTCTTCGTAGATAAGACGTGCGTTGACAGTAACACCGCCAGGCAGTGCCATGCCGTCGAATTTAATTAGGTTGAGACCCCACTGACGCTTGATCAATGCAGTCGCATATTCTTTTAGAAAACGATGATTCCACAGAGAGTTATATTCCGAAACAGAGTTGTCCGGATCGCGAATAGTATAGACCTCAAATATAATGTAATCGTTAAGTTCTAGTTTCGTTTTAGAAACATGTAGATTAACGCGATTGTATTGACGATCAAATGTGATCTGTGGTACACCACCAAGTTTCATATCTAGCAGGGACAACTGTTGTTGCATCTGTTCATAGTGTGCAAGGTCGCCCAAGATTCCGCCATTACGAGTAAAGTCGGAAATGGTGTAGGCCATAACTTGCCATGCGTCACTGAACCAACCTGAGTGCGCAGAACTAAAAGACACTGGCACCATACGAACGACTGCAGATAGATCTAGGTCATCCGGTAAATCTACGGTCTGTGTGTCGATGTCCTGTTGCGTTAGTTGATGTTTTAGATAATATCTCTTAGAACCATCGGGGTGGTTTTCACGAAACCACTGTAGGGCCTCATCGATACGATCATCTAACTGTTCTTCGTCAATGTTTACTTCCACTACTGGGTGTCCCAGTGCTCGTAGACAATAGTCGATTAGATCTTCTCTGGTTGTAGAATACATGTCAGTTTCCGAAATTGTTATACCCTTCTATTTATACATTTTTTAAAACAAAAAAAAGGGAGTCCGAAGACTCCCTTGTTAAACACTAAAGTGTGATTAGTTGACTAGGTTACCAGCAGCGTCATAGACGTTGATACGGTAGTATGAAGGTGCCTGTCCGTCCAGTGCGTTCGCGTCATGCGCTTCCGCAACTGTTAGAGACGTTGCAGCTTCTGCCTCATCAATCGCAATCTCACCAGTTGTTGAGTTGTAATCGATGCATAGACCACCTGTTAAACAATCCTTAGTACGCTGTTCTGTCCAGTACTTGTTGATTGATCCTTCTGATACATTATCAGTTGTCCAACCTTCGATTGTACCAACACTTGTTTCTAGTGCAGTGATGCGTGAACCGTTGCTGTTGATCAGACCTGTCAATGTTCCATCTACTGACTGGAATTCTGTGACGATCTCTGCAAGAGAGTTCAACGCAGTCGCGTCAGTGTTAGATAGGATATTGTCGATCTGAGTCTGTAGACTTGCGTCTGCAGTAGCACGAGCAGATGCTTCGTCAGAGATGTCAGTTGACAGTGCACTTTCTGCAGCAGTTGCACGGGCAACTTCAGCAGCTAGTGAATCTGTTAGATCTGAATCACCTGCTGTACGATCAGCAACTTCTTGACTCAATAGAGCTTGTAGTGAACTCTTAGAAGACTGTTCAGTTGTAGACAATGCATCAATCTGTGATTGTAGACTTGCGTCTGCAGAATCACGATCAGATTCAGATGCAGCAATCGCGGCAGAACGTGCGTTTTGTTCTGCAACAATCGCAGCCGCACGAGCGGTTGCTTCAGCAGCGATTGCATCAGCATTCACCTGTACCGCAGCAACACGTGCCGCTGTCTCAGCTGAGATAGCGTTTGCATTAGATGTTGTTGCTAGTTCAGTTGCATCCATCTCACCTTCTAGAGTCGAAACACGTGCAGTCAATGCACTTGCGTCACCACCTAGATTAGAGATTAATGTTTGGATGTCTGAATCAGCATCTTCGAATGCAGCGACAACTTCAACCAACTGGTTCAGAGTCTCTGGAGATCCGTTAGTGATCGCAGTGACTGCAGCATCTACTGCGTCGATGTTCGCCTGAAGTGTATTGTCAGCAGATGTTCTTGCCAACTCTTCAGCATCGATTGCAGATTGTAGTACCGCGTCAGCAGCAACACGTGCGTTCTCTTCAGCAGTGACCGCAGATTGTAGTGCCTGATCAGATGCAAGACGTGCAGACTGTTCTGAGTCTAGTAGAGACTGTAGAACACCTTCAGCAGCAGTTGCACGGGCAACTTCTACATCTAGTCCAGACTGTAGCGATGCGTCACCAGCGGCACGTAGTGCAGCTTCAGCAGCGATGTCTGAGTCTAGTTCGTCCTTCATTGACTGATCTGCAGCAGATCGTGCCGCAATCTCTGAAGTGATCTGAGATTGTAGACTTGATTCAACACCAGTTGCACGAGTTTCTTCTGCGTCGATTGCACTTTGTAGTACACCTTCAGCAGCTAGGGCACGTGTCTCTTCTGCAACGATCGCAGCAGCATTCGCTGTGTGTGATCCTGCGTTAGATGAGATTAGTGTTTGTAGATCAGAGTCTGCGTTCTCAAATGCAGCGACAACTTCTACGATTGTATCTAGTGACTCCGAAGAACCATTTAGAATCGCGTCAACACGTCCACTTACTGTGTCGATGTTAGACTGTAGAGTTGTATCAGCAGACGTACGGGCTGTTGCTTCATCAGCGACTGCCTGTGCATTAACACCTTCTGCCGCAGTTGCACGAGCAACCTCAGCATCGATTGCAGACTGTAGGTCTGAATCAGCGTCAGCACGAGCACTTGCTTCTGCAGCTTCTGCCGCTAGAGCGCGTGTCTCTTCTGCAGAGATATCAGATGCAAGTGCCGCTTCCGCAGATGTTGCACGAGAGATCTCGTTAGTCAAGTTAGTTGTCAACACACCTTCCGCAGATGTTGCACGAGATTCCTCGTTTG